TTTGGTTTGTGGGGGTGGGGGGTGTTTTGGGGGGGTTTTGTGTTTTTTTTTGGGGGGGGGGGTGTTTTCGGTTTTTTGGGGGGGGGGGGGGGAATTTACAGGGTTTTGTAGGGGACGGATTTATCCGTCCCGAGGTTTGCCTCGCTGTGCGTTAATGGACGTTGCCTGCCCCGAATTAACAAACGCTGGCAACCTCGGGACGTTGTCCGTCCCGAATTGACGAGCGTGCGTATCTCGGGACGGATAAATCCGTCCCCTACGAGAGCCTGCAAGACCCTTTAGCCTGTGGTTTAACAAATGATTTATGCAACGCGGATTTAAAAGAAATGCAACATAGATTTAAAGGCAATGGAACGCGGATTTACACGGATTTGGCGGATTCGCACGAACGAATCCGCATAATCTGCGTAAATCCGTTAAAATCCGTGTTTAATAAATAATAATCGCCGACCAAGCAATTACCTTACCCCTACCCGACCAATCAACACAGGCGTGGGCTTTACGTATTCCCTCTCGGTGGAAGAATCGGGCGAATTTTCCCCCTCCGTGGAAGAATCGGGCGAATTTTCAAATACCCCACCTGGCGAATCTTCAAATACTTCATATATGAGAAGCTCGTCGTCTTGGAGGGCTAGAAAGACAATCGCGCCTGCGCCGCCGTGCCACATAATGGCCGCGCCGAAGGTTTCTTGCTGGAGCTGGTGGTCGTAGGCTTGGCTGCGGCCTAGGGCTAAGGACGGCACGCCGTAGGAGGCGTACTCGCCGATAGAGTAAAATCGCTCGGTTGTGGTGTCGGATAGGCTGAAATATAGGTGGGCTGTCGGGCCGCGGGAGAGGCGGTGGTATTCGGCGGAGTCGATTGTGCCTGCGAGGTGGCGGTCGGCGGCGGTGGTGTAATCCTCATAGTCAACAAGCACGGTGTGGTAGTAGGTAAAGGTGTATTTTTGGTCGTCGAGCCAAAATGCGAGCGGGTGGGCAATGGCGTGCGGCGGAATTTCGGCGATTTCGTGGATTTTGTAGTTTTCGGGGGTGGGAATGGGCGTGGGGGTTGGCTCGGGTTCGGGGGTTGGTTCGGGTTGTGCTGGGCGGGGATTAAATAGGAAGTAATTGAAAGAATCAATGTTCCTGCGTAGGGCGGTTAGCTCGGCAAGAGGTGTAATCGGTATATCCGTGCCGGGGATATTGCCTTTAACGGATTCGTAGGGAATGTCGGTTTCGCCCGTTATGTGATTTGTCCATGACGCATCGCTCAGCAATTCTCCTGCTGCGTCCCAAGTAGCAGGAATCCATGTTGCGATTGGTGTCGCTCCCACAAAATCGTCATAAAATGTAATATAAAACAATTGATTGTCTGAAAGAGTCCCATGCACACTTAAAATCAAATTGTCGTCAGGGTCAGTATATAAAAACTTCATTCCCCAATAATTTGAGTTGGTAGACCATATAGAGTGTCTTACTTCTTTATATTCGCCGTCAACATAGCGGAAAAGTTTTGATAGCGAGTCACCTAGCCCCCAAAATGTTTCATATTCAACAACTATGATGGGTATGCCACTGTTATCAATATGATATAAAGAAGAGGCGTTGGCAAACGATGTTGAGGCATAGTTCATCAACCATGGCTCGTCTTTTATTTTATTGCCGTTTTTGTCGTAAAAACTGTTTACCTGTGTGCCGTGTTCGTCATAATACATCCAGTAAAAGTCTGGTATCTCGTCCGTGTAAATATACTCACCGTCAACACGCCCGATAATAAACCGCCCCGAAAATCGTCCGTACGGATATTGTTCTAAGGAAATAAAATCCGCTTCGGGTATCCTTGTATACATCGTCGTAAACTGGCTCAAAAACTCCGTCGCCACCGCCCAGCCGTACTCGCTTATGCCTGCTTCTTCGAGCAGGGCGAGGCGTTCCTCGGTGAAATATTCGGGGGCGTGGTATCGCATGGTTAGCGGCGCGAATTTTAGCTCGGGTTCGGGTTCTGGCTCGGGTTCTTCTTCTGGTTCTTCTTCGGGTTCTTCTTCGGGTTCTTCCTCGGGTTCTTGTTCCGCTTGGGGTTCTTGCTTTGGCATGGGTTCTGCTTGCCGCTGCGGCTCGCGCGTGTCGGCGGCTTCTTGTCCTTGCTGTGCTTGCTCTTGCCCTTGACCTTGGTTACTAGCAGGGACATTTTTCTTGGAACAGCCGCTTAGCATTGCGACAATCGCAAAAATGGCGATTAACAGGGGCAGGATAAGGCTTTTTTTCATAAGCAGGATAAGGCTTTTCTTCATAATAATCACGCTTTCTAGTAGGTTTTGTAGGGGACGGATTTATCCGTCCCGAGGTTTGCACGTACCAAATTGATAGGACGTTACCCTCCCCGAATTAACAAACGCTGGCAACCTCGGGACGTTGTCCGTCCCGAATTGACGAGCGTGCATATCTCGGGACGGATAAATCCGTCCCCTACGTCAGTCACGATATTCCCATGTTCGCTAATTTGGAGGGCTACGTCCTGTTAATTTGGTACGTGGTAATTTCGGGGCGAGGGGTTTTTTTGTATTATAACATAAGGAGTGTTGAAATGACTAAGATTTTGTCGGGTGTAACGCCCGAAACGTACAAGGAAATGCAAAAGGGGCCGGGGGTAATCATTCGCAATTTTGATTATCGGGGCATTGCGGACGCGGAGCAGTTTGGGGCGGCGGTGGACGGCGCGATTGCTCGCAGGGAAACGCTGGGCGCGACACGCGGCGGCATTGGCATAAGCATAACGCCAAAATTTCGGCGGCGCGGCGCGGACGGCGTGATTTCGCGAATGGCGGGCGATAGCGTGATTGTGGGGTGGGAATGTTACATGACCGCCACGCTTTTGGAGTTTAATCCTGTCACGCTTGGGGCGGTGTTTCCGAGTGGGTCGGTGTTTTCGGGTGGGGCGGCGTTTTCGAGTGGGTCGGTTTTTCCGAGTGGCGCGGCGTTTCCTAGTGGGGCGGTTTTTCCGAGTGGCGAGGCAAGCGGTGTGGAAAATTATACCTTTGTTGGCACTACGGAATATGGCTGGATTATGGTGGCGTTCCACAATGGGCTTGGGCAGCTTGTGGGCGGCATTTGTACCGAAAGTGACGGCGAGGGCGGCATACCCTTTAGGGTGGACGGCTTTGTGAGCGAGGGCGCGCTGTTTGAGGACGGCGGGCTGGAGCGCGCGCCTGTGGATATTTGGGTTGTGGATAGGGGGGCATAGCCCCTTTTTTCCGACTTTATTGTATTGGGAATGTCGTCACGGGGGCGTAGCCCCTTTTCTCCGACTTTATTTTGGTGGGAATGTCGTCACGAGCCTTTGTAGAGGTTGTCGGGGACACGGCAAACGCATGAGCTGAAATGTGTGGATTAAACACGGATTCAAGCGGATTTTCGCGGATTATGCGGATTCGTTCGTGGGAAAATATGATACGTCCGCTATATCCGCGTAAATCTGTGTGAATCCGCTTAAATCCGCGTTTAATCGCCTTTTTGTAGGGGACGGATTTATCCGTCCCGAGCCCTACAAAGAACCTGCGTTTGTGCGTTTGTCTTGCGGTATACCTTGAGGGGAGTTATAAGAAAATACTTGACATTTGATAAAAAAAATACTTGACATTTGATAAAAAAATGTGTTATTTTCAACGTGTCCTGTGCATAATATGCTGTAAGCATGTTATTCGGAGGGCTTTATGGAAAATGAAAATGCAACAATGGAAATGAAAGTATGTGCCAAGGATAAAGAGGGAGGTGTCGAAATGCCTGTTACTATGTCTGAAAATGCGAAAAAGCATTTTATGGCTATAATGAATTTGGAAAAAACTGACGAGCTAAGTGATATAAAAGGCTCGAATTTGAAGAATCATGGCGTAAATTACACTATTGCACAGTGCATTGAGGCCGACCAAGAAATGACCGATAGCTGGGCAGAGGTAATTCAATCCCTAAAATAAGGCAGAGCAAGGGGAGGTTGCGGTCGTAGTGCAATATACGAAAACAGAAAAGAAATTGGCAATCATAATATCGCAGGCGTTTGCTAATTTGCAAGCCACTTATGAGCGGTCGGGCTTGGGCTTAGAGGCGTTGCAGTTGAACCCTAGCCTTGTAGCGAAAATAGTCCAAAAGGTCGAAAAAGACATTGAATATATGGCAAAATACCATGATATTTCGCCAAACCCGCACAAGGAAGCAGGAATTTTGACTTATTGGATATGCAAGAAAAAGCCTATCCACATTGTAGATATGAATGCCGTTTATAAATCGCTTGGCAGAGTTGCGTATGTCGTGGACGAGCTTTTGGCTGTAAGATGCTCCATAATGATAATGAAAGCCGCAAATAAGCAGACCCTAATTGAGGAAACCAGAGCGGCGGCAGGCAGGGGCGAGGAAGTGCACCCACACCATAAAAGAGTGTTGGACATAGCCCAAATGCGGTTGTCGTTAGCCGATTTCCTCCATAATTTGGAAAATGGGAACTTAACTAGCTTATCCTTGGCTATGCAGTATTGCTACATTGACATGTCCGCTTCAAATGAAACGTATTTAGATTATATTAACAAGGTGAAGGCAACCGTCTAGGTTGCTTTTTTTAATTCCCAGAAAGAGAGGTAAAACTATGTCAACAACAAACAACCCACCATTGCCGCCAACGCTAATATACCCGCTAAACCTACAGACACCTGCTACGGAGGGTGTTTTTTTGCAGTGGGGGTACAACTCGCCGTACGATTTTTTGCCGAGCAGGTTTGATGTGCGGTATCGCGTGGAGGACGGCGAATGGGTCGAGCTGCGGGTGGACGCGCAGGGCGATTTTGCGGCAAAAACGAACGCGCGGACGCAGCCAATCGCGGCGCAGGCGCGTGTGGAGTGGCGCGTGCGGGCGTACAGCGTGGACGGCGTGGTCGGCGAATGGTCGGAAACTGGCGTGTTTGGGGTGCTTGGCACGCCGCCCACGCCTGTGCTGACGTTGGTCACGAATAGCGGCTTCCCGGTGGCGAGCTTTTCGGCGCGGACGGCGGCGGCGTTTGAAATGGAAATAACCACCAACGCCACGGAACGCCAAACGCTGTACCGTTCGGGAATAATGCCGTTTGTTGGCGAGCTTTCGCATACTGTGCGGCAGCTTATACCAGACGGAAATCATATCGCGCGGCTTAGGATTTTCAACGAGAACGGCATAAGCTCCGAGTGGACGGAGCGGCCGTTTGTGGTGAATTTGGGGGCGCAGCCTGCTGTGAATTTGCGTACGGCAAATAATGTGGAATACCGCAATGTGCTGTGGTTTGATGGCGAGAATCGGGATATTTACGTCTACCGTGCAGTGGCTTCGCCACTTGTATCTTCGGCGAGCTATCATGGCGGTTCAAACAACGTCACGAATAGTGGTAGCGGTTTTCAGATAATCGGCGGTTCAAGCAACGTCACGAATAGTAGTAGCGATTCTCAGATAATCGGTAGCTCAACCACCGTCACGAAAAACAACACCTCTTTCCAACTAATCGCCAAGCTCCACAATTCGACAAAATTCGAGGATTGGACGGTCAAGCCTAACGTACGCTACAAATATTTTGTGCGCGCGGTGTCGGCTTATCCACAGCACGGCTTTGTGGATTCCGAGGTAAGGACGGCAAAAAGTAATTTTATGGAAACGCTGCTCGCGCCCGTGGGCGATTTGTGCAACGCGGTCAAGCTGTTGTGGCAATTGGACGGCAAGCCGACCAAGGACGAGCTTATTTCCATAGACGGCGCGTTCACGTTTTTTGCAGGGCGTGAAAAGCCAGTTTTGAACGCGGGCTTGGCTTTGCAGGGGCAGGGGCAAGGGCAAGCAGGGCTTCGCGCGCAACGCAAATTCTCATTGGCGTTTCACGTATCCCTTGCGGAGCGTGAAAAAATAGAAGAAATCGCGCGTAGCGGTCTATTGCTTCTCAGGGATTGGCGGCTTGGGGCGATTTATGGCAGTATTCGCGAGCTAAGGGTCGCTTCGGACGGTGTAAACGGCTGTGAGCTTTCGTTCGATTTTGTGGAGTGTGATTATAATGGACAAAATTAGCTTTAGATACGATTTGCTTAACCGCCACGGCATTAAAATAGGCGAGCTAGACGGCGTAACTAGCGGAAAAATAAGCTACGGAGATTTTCGTGTAATAAAACGAAGCGCGCAGTTTATTCTCAAGGAATCTCGGGAAATCGACCTGCTTCGCGACACGATTAAGCTGTATTTTGTGTCGAACGGCGTAGAAACTCCGCTGGGCGTGTTTCACCTGCAAGGAGCAGAGCGGCGCGTGCAGGACGGCGTTTGCACGCAGGAAATAAGCGGCCTGGACAAGCTGATTATACTGGAGCGCGACAAATTTACGTCGCGTTTTTTGGTGGCGAGCGGAGAAACGTATGTAGGCGCGGTGAAGCGAATAATGCACACCAGCGGGCTTGTTAGCATTGAGATTCCCGACAATGACGTGCAGGTGGAGCAGGACAAGGAAATTGCCGTAGGCACAAATAAGCGGCTTTTGTGCAACGAGCTGTTGCGAGAAATCGGATACAATTCGTTGTGGGCGGACGTGCATGGCGTAATGCGTTCCGAGCCGTATATCGAGCCTTCGCGGAGGGACGTGGGGCATGTTTATTCCTCGCGCGGCGGCGGGGTTGTGCTGCCCGACTTCCGCGAGAGCCTCGACCTAGATGGGCGGCACAATGTCTTTGTGCGCGCTTCGTTGGCGGAGGGCGGCGAGAAGCGCGTGGCGGTTTACGAGAACAGCGACCCGCTGTCGCCCATTTCCACCGCCAACAAAATGCGGAGCGTGGATTATGACGAAATAGAGGGCTTTTCGCAGGACGCGCTCGATTCGCTCGTGCGGCGAATGGGCGTGGAAAGCGGCACAATCTACTCGCATTTGCGGTTCGGCACGGCACTGTCGCCAAGCCACGGCGGCGGCGATATTCTGCTCTGCGACTTTCCCGAGCTATGGGAAACGCCGCGCAGGTTTACCGAAACGGCATGGGAAATGGAGCTTGCGGCGGGTGGGGTTATGTGGCATGACGGGCGGCGGGTGGTGCGGGTGTAGGGGGGCGTTGCCCCTTTTCGCCGCTGTATCTTGGTGGGAATGTCGTCACGAGCCTTTATGCTATTTTATGCAACGCGGATTTAACGGATTTTCACGGATTACGCAGATTCGCCCGAACGAATCCGCGTAATCTGCGTAAATCAGCCAAAATCCGTGTTTGATTATTTTTCACACTGGGGCAGTAAGGTATCCGAAGAAGCATGACATAGCACGAAATAAACCTAAAAGGAGCTAAAAACATGGAAACACAATACAAATTTGCGGATTTTGATTCGCTGCATATAGAATATGACAGATTTATATTAACGAGGCACGGCAAGGAGTACGTCTACGAAACGCCGAGGAACGAGGCGGGGCGTATTATTGCGGTAAAGGGTCGAGGTATCGACATAAGGCTTGACGGCGCGGGGGCGGTGCTTGGGCATACGCCAGCGGCGGGGGCGGAGCATACGCCAGTGGCAGGGGAGCAGGCAGAAAGCTGTTGTCTAAGCGATTCTCAACACCTCAAGCCGACCAAATTCGACGACGTGCAGGTGACTTATGACGAAATCGTCTTAGTGAAAGACGGCGTGGAGCATAGGTTTACCACGCCGAGGAACGAAGCGGGGCGAGTGACGGCGATTGTTTGTGGGGAACGGAGCAGGCCGATAACGTATGGGGCTAGCAGGGCGGCGAAAAACTTCGCGGGGGTGGAGTATGAGCAGGTGAACTCGACCGAGCTAAATTTGACCCCGCCAAGCATAAACAGCATAACCATAGACATTTTGGATTCGGCTAGTGGGACTTATGGGCTTACTATATCGGGTACAAATTGTACGCTTGACAGCAGGGCGAAGCCGTTCTTTTTCTTTTATTCGCAAGAAGGCGTTTTCGAGCGGTTCGAGGTAGGCGCGGACGGCGCGGCCTCTGTGATGTTTTATGCGGAAGCCGCGGACGGCGGGAATAATGCGCAGTTTATGGTGGGCGTGGGCGACCATTTGGGGCAGGTAGCGCGGAAAGTGTTTCATGTGAAAGGGGATTTAATATGAGCCGAAAAAGATTTAGGGACGTTGCCCCTAGCCATTGGGCGGCGAGTTATATTTATTATTTGGCGGAACGTAAGATTATAAGCGGGTTTCCCGACCCAGGCGAGCCAGTGCGTGCGTGGGATAGTTGCAGGTTTGAGCCAGAGGGGAACGTAACGCTCGGCGAAATATGCACAATGGCTATAACGGCGGCGGGCATAGAGCCGCCGCAGGAAGCGCCGTATAATGGTACGTGGGGGAATGAGAACAGCGGACACTGGGCAATAAAGTATGGTATGTATGTAAAGAGCAAGGGAATTTCTATACAGCTTGGAAATAGGGACATTGAGCATATTATTGGCACGCCTATTCAACGGCAATTTGCGTTTAATATTGTGTGGCACATTATTAGCCCGCACTCGGAGAGATTGCGTGGAACTAATTATGAGATACCAATAAATATTCGCGATTCTGGTAAACACCTCAAATTTAAGGATAGGGGGGACGTTTTCCTGCCTTGCGTAGCGGGCATTTATGGGCTTATTTTTAATGACGTGGTGGGTGGCTTTGAGGAAGCTGTAATGGACGAGCATGGGAATCCTATACTTAACAGCTCTGAGGAAGTCAAGACGGAATGGAAGCTCAAGCCACACGACTTTGTTACCCGCTCCCAAATAAGCTGTGTAATCGCGGCGTGTATCGCAACGCCAGACGATATAATGGCGGTGGAAATACCTACGGTAGAGGGATTTGTGTGGCCTGTGCCTGGGTGGAACAAGAGGGGTGATGTGGGTCGGTGGGGCGAACGGTGGAGCCGCGAAAAAGATGGAACACTAAAAGAGGGATTTCATTATGGAATTGATATATCGACAGATGCGGAAATATCTACAGTTTATCCCGCCGAAAATAATTTCTATGTCGGTAGAGATGTAGAAGCCGTGGCAGATGGTGTGTGCTTTGATGTTGTTGACACAATAACAAAAGGCAAAGATAGAAACGATAGGGACGGAAACCGTGTGTTCATAGAGCATACAAAGAATGGGTTCAACTGGATTTCGGTATATATTCACCTTTCCGAGGTGGCAGTAAAGAATGGGCAAAGTGTAAAAGCGGGCGAGTTAATCGGAAAGACGGGCAATACGGGTAATGTTGTGTCTAGTCGAGGTCATGGAACACATTTGCACTTTGAAATGTATAGTTCCCACAACACGTCACTCAGAAATTCGAGAAGTGTTAATCCTCTCTCCACCTATCACGCACATGATATGAGGGGCGGGGATAGAAAACATGAAGAAAACGCAGAATATCAGCGCGACTGGTCAAACAAATGGCATCATGGCTATAATCCTAATCCCATGTTTATACTGGGGGATAATGACTTGTTAATCCCAAACCCTCGTTTTTACTGGGACTATGACAAAATCCCGTCAGAATTTAAAAAGGCTGTCGTTCATTTCAGTGACCGTACAGAGGAGGTTGATGGCGAATCGATAACGATAACACGCTGGGAGCAGCTAAGGGAATATTTTGAAACCAATTTTCCTGAGCCGATAGAGGAATAGTTACAAACACGCAAGGGAGAGTGTGCTTAATCAAGCACACTCTCTCTTGTTGATTTGATAATGGAAGTCATATCATTTTCTAAGTCGGATAGTCGGGCAATGCGCGTAAGCGGTGTATCTGTGCCTGGTATAACAACAGGTTCACCCAAAAACCACATATTTGAAGTATCAGGTATATCCGTTTCGCCTGTTATATGATTTGTCCATACCGCAGGACTTCGGGCTTCCCCTGCTTCGCCCCAATCACCAAGAATCAATGATGCGAGGGGTTTAGTTTCCATAACATCATTATTAAATGTAGCATAGCAAAGGTCTTGGTATCCAAACATGTCAAAATAATGTATTACAAAATTGCCGTCGGGGTCATTAAACAAGCCTACTACAATATCCCAAAAAGTACCCCGCACTTCTCTGTATGAACCATCAGCGTAACGGTAAGCCGTATAATCTGTTATGTCGTGGTAGTTGTCCCATAATACATTTTTGTCAACAAAAATCATGGGTATGCCACTGTTGTCTAGGTGATGTAGTGAATATTCATAGGCATACCCACTATGACCCAACCACGGCTCATTTTCTATTTTATTGCCGTCCCTGTCAAAAAAATCGCCTACTATTATGTTATTTTCATTTTTGTATGATACCCAATAGATATTTGGAGGGTTTTCTTCCGATATGTCTTGATAATGGATAGGTTTCTCAAAGAAAATCGTCGTAAACTGGCTCAAAAACTCCGTTGCCACTGCCCAGCCGTACTCGCTTATGCCCGATTCTTCGAGCAGGGCGAGGCGTTCCTCGGTGAAATATTCGGGGGCGTGGTATCGCATGGTTAGCGGGGCGAGGGGTTTTTGTTCGTTGGTGGCTTCGAGGTCTTGCCATTGCTCTGCTTCGGGGTCTGTTTCGGGGCTTTGCCCTGCTTCGGGGGCTTGCTCTTGGTTGGGTTTTGCTTCTAGTGCGGGGTCGGGTTCTTGCGTTGGTTCTTGTCCTGCTTCTTGCTGTATTTCGGGGGCGGTGTCGGGTTCTTCTTTTGCTTTGGGGGCGAGGTCGAGGTCGGCTTCTGCTTCCCCCTGCGGCTCGTGCGTGCTGTCGGCTTCTTGTCCTTGCTGTGCTTGCCCCTGCTCTCGGCTACTAGCGGGGATATTCCCCCTCGAACAACTGCCTAACATCGCGACAATCGCCAAAACAGCAATTAGCAGGGGCAGGATAATATTTTTCTTCATAGTAATCACGCTTTCCATTCAAATTTTATCAAGTATACCACATTTTAGGGCATATGCCCTTATTTTTATAAAAACAAAGAAAGGACAAACAATGAAAAATAAACAAGAAAAAACAACAATAAAAGACCTAACCAAACTAATCTTATCAGGCGAAATCCCCATAAGCGACACAAAATCTGCCGCGGTGCGCGAGCTGCTGCACGAAATGGGGCTGCCGCCCAACGAAATAAACATGCAGGCCGCCATAGTCGCGGGGCAAGCACTGTCGGGCGTGAGCGGCAATCAGCAGTCCGCGAAATTTGTCTTGGGGCTAATCGGCGAGGACGGCGAAGCCGCCGCCGCGCCGACCGCCGAGTGGTACGGCTTGCCAGCCAACCGCATAGCCAAACCATTCACAGACATAAATCGACATATCGACAACCGTAAATATGTCCGCTACGACTTCAAGGGCGGCCGCGGCGCGGGGCGGTCGTCCTTTTGCTCGCTGAAAATGGTTGACCTGATTATGGCGAACCCGCATTTTTGCGGCCTTATTATTCGGGCGGTCAAGGACACCATGCGCGATACCGTTTATTCCCAAATGCTGTGGGCAATAGACGAGCTGGGGCTTTCGAGCGAGTTTAGCTGCACCACCTCGCCGCTACAAATTGTACGCCAAAGCACAGGACAAATAATATACTTCCGCGGCGCGGACGACCCTGGCAAGGTCAAGTCAATCAAGCCGCCGCGCGGTACGCACGTAGGCGTTGTTTGGGCGGAGGAAGCCGACCAAATCCCTGGTGGCGAATTTTGGCGAAGCATCTTGCAGTCGGCGTTCCGCGGCGGAAATGACGGCATTGTCATGCGCTCCTACAATACTCCAATCAGCCACGAGCATTACATCAACAAGGAGCTGCTCGTTCCCGACCCAAAAAGGGCTGTCCTGCACAGTTTTTATTACGATATGCCGCAGGAATGGCTTGGCTCGGCGTTTTTGGAGCTTGCCGCCCACACCAAGGCGACCAACGAGCGCGCCTACCGCCACGAGTACCTCGGCGAGCCAATCGGCACAGGCTCGAACGTGTTTGAAAACATACAAAGTGTAACAATCACCGACGAACAAATAGCCACATTTGACCGCATTGTAAACGGCGTAGACTGGGGCTTTTTCCCCGACCCGTGGGCGTTCGTGCGTTGCTATTTCCACAGCGGCAGCCAAACGCTATACATCTTTGACGAAGCAATCGCGACCAAGGCAGGCAACGAAGCCACCGCCGACATTCTTCGACAAAAAGGGTTAGGCGCGAGCGACCGAATTATCGCCGATTCCGCCGAGCCAAAGTCGATTGCGGATTATAAGAAGCTAGGCCTGCGGCTTACGCAGGGCGCGCGAAAGGGGCAGGGCAGCGTGGAATATTCCATGAAATGGCTCGCCAGTTTGAGGGGGATTGTGATTGACCCTGTGAGATGCCCGAATACGTTTAGAGAGTTCGTGGCGTACGAGCTGGCTAAGGATAAGTATGGCGAGATTATTAGCGGCTTTCCTGATAAGGATAATCACTTTATTGATTGTGTAAGGTATGCTTGTGAGGAGTATTGGGTTGGGAGGGGGTTTGTGGTGGGGTAGGGGGGCAGTAAAAAAAATTCAAAAGGAGCTAAAAACATGGAAACACAATACAAATTTGCGGATTTTGATTCGCTGCATATAGAGTATGACAGATTTATATTAACTAGGCACGGCAGGGAGTACGTTTACGAAACGCCGAGGAACGAGGCGGGGCGTATTGCCGCGGTAAAGGGTCGAGGTATCGACATTATTCTTGACGGCGCGGGCGTGGCGACTGGCAAAGCACAGGCGTTACAAAAATTTGACGACGTGCAGGTAACTTCTGACGAAATCGTCCTAGTGAAAGACGGCGTGGAGCATAGGTTTTCTACGCCGAGGAACGAAGCGGGGCGAGTGACGGCGGTTGTTTGTGGGGAACGGAGCAGGCCGCTCACGTACGAGGCGTACACCGTGACATTCAACGGCGGCGGCGGCGAGGGGACGTTGCCCGCGCCGCTCACGCAGTACACAGGGCAGTGGGTGACCATGCCAGAGCAGGGCGAGCTTGTCAATGGGCTGGCTTTTTTTAATGGGTGGAAGGACGAGGAAATGGGAGCAGTTTATTGTGCAGGGGACGTAATGGTGGCGGCAAGGGATGTGGAATTGACGGCTCAGTGGTTGACACTGGCGTGCGGTGAAGTGTTCGCAGATAATAATTAGGAGGTAGAAAGATGTCAGACGTAATTGTACGATTGAACGGCAAGGTGGTAAATTTTAAGGAGCAAGCGCCAGTTATTAGCGGCGATTATCTTGTGACCCCTTTGCGTGGGGTGTTTGATGTGCTTGGTTTTGAGGTGGAATGGAACGGCAACAGCGAGCCTATTAAGATTACAAACTCGTTTTTTACTATGACGTTTACGCTCGGCGTGCATGAGTACCAAATAATAGACCATTTTAATAGTATTGTTAGGAATTTGTATTTTGAGGTCGCGCCGTTTGTAAATGAAAGCGGGCGTACCGTTATTCCGATACTTGAACCGCTAAATGTTATGGGGTATAAGGTGAAGTGGAATCGTAAGGAGCGGACGTTGGATATTAAAGCCGATGCAGTAATCACAATAAAATTTATTACCAATAACGGCTCTGTTGGGTCACAGTTTGTCAACCACGTTATAAACAGCACTATACCGCTCCCATTCCCTGCTTATGAGGGGCATGTGTGTATGGGCTGGTTTAATTCTGTAGGGGAAAGGGTCGGATTTGCGGGGGATAATTATATAGTGCCAAGTGATAATGTAACACTGACGGCACAATGGAAATATATCAACCCAAGGTCGGTGTCAGAGCCACTTACTGGTCGTTCAAAAAGAGATGTGAGCCGAACTAAGCGGATAATATTCCACCACAACGGAGGGCATAGATACACATGTACTAAAGATACTTATAAACATGAAAATGTTTATAAGTCTGCTGATGGTGGTGGCAACAAGTATCATTTTATGATAGACCCAGAGGGGGACATATGGACGGGCGTACCTATGGATTATTCAGGTGCGCATACTACTGGTTACAACCATGACATTGGTGTAGCTCTTATAGGGAATTTTCAGCCTGGTGGACAGCCTTGTTGTTTAGATAATCCAGTAGACATAGTAAACGAAAACCACAAAAATACAATTATAGCGTTATCGCGATATTTAATTGATACGTGTAATATGCGTACTATAATTGTAGGCAAGCCTGATACCGAGCCGCACCCCCGAGAACATGCCCCGATTGCTATTCACAACAATTTTAGTCCTCAACCTTGCCCGGGCGATAACGCCCGTCCGTGGATTATGGGCGAGTTGACGCAAAATATTGTTAATTGGCTTAACGCTCCCTTATAAAAGGCGAGGCTGGCAGGCTTAAATCAGTGCTAAACGCATAAAAGTCTACATCTTCGCCATCATGTAAGGCTCGAAAGTCTTTAAATTCTTCCTCGGTTACGAGGGTGTCGCCGATATAATACAACAGATAATATTCTTCGGCTTCTGACTTAGAGTCTGCGATAATAAAGTCGTAATCTGTGGCGTGTGCAAGGATTATTATTTCAAAATTGCCGTCATTGAGGGTTATTTTGGAGAATCGTACTTCGTATCGCGGAACGGCATCATCGCCAAGTTCTTCCACAGAAGATTGCACTAGACCATGCAAAATTCCGTTTTTTCTTATAGGCGTATAGAACCACGTAAACACATGCGAGCCGTAAATGTCGCCGTCATAGTAATAGAGTATTAGCATGTCATAAAGGTTATTGCTACAAAGAATTATTGCGGGGGTGCGAGCTTCGTCTAAATGTACCATTGCGAATTTATCAAACTCTATCTTAGCCCCGTCCCAAGATTTATGACCATTCCAGAATGTTTTTATGTTGTAGCTTGTTGTTTTTGATGCTATTGGCTCTCGGACATCTTCGGGTTGTTGCCATATATAAGGAAGATTCTCCTCGCCAAGGAAATCTCGCTCGCCCGACAGTACCGACAAAAAGGCTTCTAGCGTGGGCTTGTCGTCTATGTGGGAGGATAGGAGTTCGGCGTATGTTTGTTCGGTTTGTGTGATTGTGCGTGTGGGGGTTGGGGCGAGGGTGGGCGTGGGTGTTGGTGGGGGTGTTTCTTCGGGGGTGGGTTGGGTGGTGGGGTCGGGTGTAATGGCTTGGGTGGGGTGAGCTGTTTGGCTACTGGTTGGGATATTTTCCTTTGAACAACTGCTTAAAATCGGGACAATCGCCAAAATAGCGATTAGCAGGGGCAGGATAATGTTTTTCTTCATAGTAATCACGCTTTCCATTCAAATTTTATCAAGTATACCACATTTTAGGGCGTATGCCCTTATTTTTATGTGACAAAAAAGCTGTCAAGGCTCGGGGCGATATTCCCACCAAGGGACAGTCGGTGAAAGGGGGCTATGCCGCTTTTGTATGTCGAGGGGCTGTCAAGGCTCGGGGCGATATTCCCACTAAGGAACAGTCGGAGAAAGGGGGCTATGCCCCCCCCACGCTCGTCCGCGGAACAAGAACCGCGTTAAAAAATAGTAGACGAGTGCGGGGTATGGCAATTTCGCTAGTGGAATTGCTGTTGCGAGGGTGGATATTCCCGTATGGAAAGGGATTTCCGCATGGAAAACATTCCCATACGGAAAGACATTCCCACACGGAAAAAATTCCCACACGGAAAAACATTCCCACACGGAAAAACATTCCCACACGGAAAACATTCCCATATGGAAAGACACTCCCGCATGGAAAACATTCCCATACGGAAAGGAGGTGATACAGATGTGCGGTATAAATGATTTTGAGGACGGGCTTGTCACTGGGCTTGGCGTGGGGCTTTGTGAGGGGGTCGGCTTGGGCGCAGACGAGGGCGAGGGCGGGTTTGGCAGGGTGGTCGCCGATGTAGTTTTGGACACGGCGGTTGTCGAGGCGGCGGCCATTCCGCTAGAGGTGGAAAGGGCGGCGGCTGATGTGGTTTTGCAAGAAAATGTTGTAGAGGCTTCAACTAAAACAATAAATATAGAAAAAGCATTTTTGGAGGTGCTGTAAATGAATAATTTAATTAGAATACATGAGGAAGTTGAAATGAGTGCAGTTCTAGCATTGCAGAGTGTTTTAGACCGCTTGGTGGGGGCTTTGCCTTCGGTTCTGCCGTGTACCTTTGAATCAAGGACTAATTTGAACGAGGCTATCTTTGCGTTAAATGGTACTACGGAGTCAAAGTTGGTTGTAACCTTAGCAAGCAATGGACGCGACATCCATTTTCATGTCATCCAGCGCGGTACGACACGTAGCCTTATTTTAAATCTTAGAATTGTAGACCACACAAGCGGCATATCAAGCGTAAGTCTAACGCTTAATGGTATTGTTGGTACTGACGTGTTCCGTTTGTCCGCTACAGGGGTAGACAGTAATTCAAACATGACGCGTTCCGCAGTTTTGACAGATATTTCAGTAGATACTCCTGCCATTCCTGCGGGTACGTATTGGCTACTTTACTCAAGCTCGGGGAATGTCCATCAGCTAGACTCCACGCCCTTTTCTTTGCCAAGCCAAGCACTAACTAGCGGTATGTCCATTTTCAAAATGCCCGCCATGCTTATGATAGGCATGAAAGAGTGCGGCGCGGCACGTAACAGCATTATTGTGTCTAATATCGCCAACTGTAATTTGGAGGTTGTGCTAATAGACGGCGTGCAATACGTTGTTGTAAACAGCGCGGGAACTGCGTCATATGGCTGTAGCTTGCTTGTAAAGCTGTAGGCGGATAAAGGGATTTAAGGGCAATGGAACGCGGGTTTTTGCGGGTTTGGCGGATTCGTTCGTGGGAATCCGAAATCCATGCTTAAAAAAACACGCCAAATAAAATCCGTGAAAATCCGCGTTCCATGCCTTTAAAAAATCCCACATTCCATGCCTTAAAAACCTACATTCCATTCAAAAAAAAGGAGCAAACAAAATGCTAAATAAAACATTCAACATTCAACTAAACACAAAGCACCACCAAACCAACCACCACCAAACCACCCACCCCCCCCCCAACCACCCCCACCACCCCCACCCCACCAGAACCGACATAATCCTCTCTCAAGGCGACTCCAACTCAGTAATCTTCAACTTCCGCATATACGACGAGGGCGAGGAAATCGACTACTCCTTAGTAAGCACGGCGCGGCTGTTTGTCGCGAAGCCAGACCGACATGTTTCGCAGCTGGAGGCGGAACGCACGGGCGCGGGCTTTAGCGTTACGCTTTCGCAGAACGCTGTGGCGGCGGCGGGGCTGGCGGTGGGGCAGCTTGCGTTGTATGGGCATAACGACGAGGTACTCGTTACGCTCAATTTCTCGTTTACTGTGCAGGGCAAAATCGGCGCGGATTCGGCTCTCGATAGCTCGGACGAAATGGGCGCGCTGCAATCGGCGGTGGCGTTGCTTAACAAAACGCAGGAGCTGTACGCGCGGTTTCCGCAGGGAATTGTCGAATTTTTGTGGGGCGACCACACGCGGCAGGAGCTGGAGGAACGCGGCTTCCCTGTGGGCGGCGCGGTTATTGCCAGCGGCCATTTCAATATCGCGGGCTATGACGCTTCGCCCGGTGACGTGTTTGTTCGCATGGGCGAAATGGCGTGGCAATGGCGCGGCAGTATTCGCGGGCCAAGGGGCGAGGCGGGCGGCGGCGTTGACAATTTTCGCGTGCCTGTGGCTCTCCAGTTGGAATGTCAAAACGTGGAAATTTCCGAGCCCGTTAGCCTGTTTATTGACACAGAGGGCGCGGGGCGGCAAACGGTACAAACCGATGCCACAGGCAGATTTGCCACCAGCTTTAAGTCGGAAGCGCGCTATGACGTGTCCGTTCCCATACCGCGGCTGGGCGAGGCGGACATCATAAATCCGTCCGCATGGAGCATTAAAACTGGCTCGCTGGACGTGCTGTCGAATTATACATTATCTGCCATACGGCGCGATTTGGCGAATACGGAGTGGTACGAGGACATGCAACGCACGGCGGCGTTGAACGCGGACGTAGTGTACGCCCCCGAGCCGCCTGGAATAAGCGTTCCCGAGGGGGACGGCAAATGGAACGGCGGCGTTCTTGCCCCGAATGGAAAAATTTACTGCACGCCAAGAAACGCGGACTGTGTGCTTGTTATTGACCCAGAAAATAACACTGCGGAAACCTTCGGCGAGCTTGGCACAGCGGCAAATAAATGGCATGGCGGCGTTTTAGCCCCCAATGGCAAAATATTTTGTATGCCGCGAACCGCCTCCACCATGCTAGTTATCGACCCTGTCACAAACACCGCGGAGGCCTTTGGCAACCTGGGAACAACCTCAAATAAGTGGCTCGGAAGCATTCTCGCGCCGAACGGCAAAATCTTCGGCCTGCCTGCCAATCAGAGCAGTGGCTTGGAAATTGACCCCGACACCTTCGGAATTACAGTATTTGGCAATTTAGGCACAACAACCAATAAATGGGTTGGCGGTGCGTTAGCCCCAAACGGCAAGATTTATTGTGTGCCAAGCAACCAGAGCGCGGTGCTTGTCATCGACCCAAACACCCGAGCCGTGGAAATGATTCACGGCATGTCCACAAGCACAAACAAGTGGTCGGGCTGCGCGCTCGCCCCGAACGGCAAAATCTACTGCGCGCCGCTCGCCGCAAGCACTGTACTAGTCATCGACACCGCCACGCACACCACACAGCAAATCGGCAGCTTTGGCAACGCGGCAGACAAATACGTTGGCGCAGTTTTGGCCCCCAACGGCAAGGTTTACATTGTGCCAAGCAACGCCAACTCCGTGCTTGTGGTTGACCCTGTTACAAACACTGTGGAGGCCATGCCTCATGTGGAGGAAGGTACAGGCAAATGGAGCGGCGGCGTTTTGGCCCCGAATGGCAAGATTTATCTTGTGCCTGCTAATTCGGATAAGGTGCTGGTGCTTTCGCCTTGGAGGGTTGGGGGGCAGAGTGGGGTTGTTAATTTTGGGTCTACTACCTTGCGGAGTGCTTGGGGGTGTGGGTTGTAGGGGGTAGAATGTGGATTTACACGGATTATGCGGATTCGCACGAACGAATCCGCATAATCTGCGTAAATCCGCTAAAATCCGTGTTTGATTATCTTTAAAAACCACGAAGCGAATTTTCCCAACAAAACACATATTTACCTAAATTTAAAAAAGAAAGAAAGGAGTGATAATATGACAGAATATCAAGTATACGAGGAAATAGCACAGACGACAAGCAGCGAGCTAATTTTATTTTTTGTGCTTGTGGCTATAGTGGTAATCCCGCTGTACACAATGGTCTTGCGTGACCGCAAGGACAGGCGCGAGGGCGACGCGGAGAGCGAAAGCGCGAAGCACGATAGACACCTAGAGCGTGAAAGCCAAATGCTCGAACGTGAAAGGCATATACTCGCCGTGATTAAGGAAAACACCGCAGTAATAGCGGGGCTAAAGGTTACGCTGGACAATTCTGGCGATGCCACAAAAACAGCCCTTGAACGCATAAACGCGCTTATCGGCGAAAAAGGCAAGGCGATAAACGGCGTGGCGATTGATTTGGCACAGATAAGAACAGGGCAGACTGAAATCGCTAGTAAGGTTAATAAGATTTTGTTGATTCTTAATAAGGCGGGGAATATATGAGTCCGTGGCAACAGCTTATATACAATATTGCAAATCTATTTAAGGAAAGGAAGATGAGGCATGAGCATTGAGATAAAAACGCCAAGCCCTGCATTAAAATTTACGCAAGCCCCTAAGCGGCGCGTACAGACAAAGCGCATTATCGTTCACCATTACCACAGCGAAACCGCCGCGCCGCAAACCGTCCACCTATGGCACTTAAACAATGGGTGGAGCGGGTTCGGTTATAATTTTGCCGTTGATATGGACGGCACAATATGGGAGGGCCGCGGGCTTGATGCCGTAGGCTCGCATACCGGCGGAAACAATAGCGACAGTATTGGCATTGCGTGCCAAGGGCGGTATGATGACCACACGACAAAAATGCCTGATGCGCAGTTTAATTCTTTGGTACGGCTTATTAAGCATGTGCAGTCAATTTATGGGAAAATTCCTGTACTGCGGCATGGTGATGTTACTGCCACGGCTTGCCCTGGCAGATATTTTCCGTGGGGCGAGCTGCTTAAATTGGAGGAGCGGGGCGACAAGGGTGTTGCTTCGCCGAAAGAGCGTAGTGTTAGGCTTGATATTTTGGGGGAAATTCAAAGCATAGGGGGCTATATCGAGGACGGCGCGACATGGGTACGGCTTACGGAAATTGGGGCGGCTTTGGGCTTTGGGGTTTTTTGGGATTCGGAGCGGCGTGTTCCTGTTGTGGCGGCGGGGGAAAAGCCCTCTCGACACCAGCAAGGAAGCGGAATATATCCGCAACCTCAAACCGTAGCCATAGATATTTTAGGAAGCGTACAAAATATAACTGGCTACATCGAGGACGGCGCGACATGGGTACGGCTTACGGAAATTGCTCGGGCTCTGGGGTTTGTTGCTACTTGGGATAATGAGCGGCGGATTGGTGTTGTTTCGGAAGTGTAGAAAATTTAGGAGTGTTGATTAAATAATTATTTAATCAACACTCCCTAATATTCGCAAATATACCTCTTGCGAAAGCAAACTTTCATTTCACAGTTACAAATCCCTACTATAAGATTGAATCTCAATCCGAATCGTTTTCGCCTGTTTCTCTACTTTTCCGCAACTATCTTTAACCGCTTAATGAAACCAATGGCGTGTTCGTTTGTTACACGGCTACTTGAAATTTTGCGGTTAAAGGCTTTGTCTTCGGGGGCAAGAGGTTTTTTCTTTGTTCGTTTCTTCGGCAAAACAGAATTATCGTGAATTTTCTTAATTCCGACATAACCCGTATCTGTTTCGGCTGTAATATTTGGATGAATATGTGTTTTCGATTCCTTGAAAAGCCAGGAATCATGCCTGCTTCCGACACCGAAAGCCGTACAAATAACCCTGCGTGTCACCTTGTCGACAATCACTTGTGCATTCACTGTGTGTCGCTTTTTCTCCCCTAAATAGTAATTTTTATGCCCATTTTTTGGCGTTCAGCCGGAAATTCGGTAACGTCAATTTGCATCACTTTGTATTTAACATCGCTTTTGAAGAAGAACGGCGAACCGCCAATCGTCATGTTTTCCGGCTTATCTCGTGAACGGAATAATCCTTTTAATATTCCCATAAGCGCCTGCCTCCTTAATCAAGCCATAAAATGCCGCGTGTATCGTACACGCTCTCTGTAGTGGCGTTGCCGCAGCGGATAGCGCGGTCAAGAGCCATCACCATAGCCACGACGCCGTCTATCTTTTCCGCGCTTCGCTCCTTGTCGGGCTTGATGTTCCCGGCGGGATCGGTGCGAACAAAGACGTTATCCATCATCCACCGCAGCACGGCATTGCCGCCGTAGGCGATTTTTTCTGTCAAAGTCAGCCGCATGAGTTCCTTTGTCGGAGGCGACATGCTGGTGAATCTCTGAACGAAAGGCACGACGATGAAGCCCAGCCTCTCTAAATTCTGCGACATCTGCGTCGCGCCCCAGCGGTCATAAGCGATTTCTCGGATGTTGTATTTCGCGCCGAGTTCGTCTATTGTTTTCTCGACGGCGGCGTAATCCACGACATTGCCCTCGGTGACGTTCAGCAGATTCTGTTTTACCCAAACATCATAGGGTACGCTGTCGAGCTTCGTGTGCCAGTCCACCGTGTCTTCGGGCAGCCAAAAATATGGCAACACATAAAACGGCTCGTCATCGTCCGTAGGCGGGAACACGAGGACAAAAGCGGTGATGTCGTTTGTCGAGGACAAATCCAGCCCCGCGTAGCAGACCCGCCCCTCAAGCGCGGCGGTATCCACGGCAAAGCCGCAAGCGTCCCACGCTCCCATGTTCATCCACCGAATTGATTGTTTCACCCATTGGCAGAGCCGAAGCTGCCGGAAGTTGTTCTCCTCGGCGGGGTTCGGCTTCGCCGATTCGCAGGCGGCGCGGACTTTATCAATGCCGACCGTCACGTCAAGGCTCGGATTGGCTTTTCGCCATACCGCCTCGCTCGTCCAGTCATCCTCCGCGCTCGCGCCGTAGATGACAGGATAGAACGTGCCGTCGTTCTTGTTACCCTCTAAAATAGCCTCGGCTTTGCGATGCTGCTCGTAGCAGACGGAGTTGGTATCGTTGCCCGCCGTGCTGATGAGGAAGTAAAGCGGCTGTTTCCTTGTGTCGCTGCTCCCTTTTGTCATAACGTCAAAGAGCTTCCTGTTTGGCTGTGTGTGCAGTTCATCGAAGATAAGCCCCGACACCGAAAATCCGTGCTTGCTGTACGCTTCCGTTGATAAAACTTGATATACGCTGTTGGTTGGCTTATATACAATCCGTTTCTGCGATTCAAGGATTTTCACCCTCTTTGTCAGCGCGGGGGAGAGCCGTACCATGTCGGCGGCGCCACTAAAAACGATGTTCGCTTGTTGGCAGTCGGCGGCGTAGCCGTAGACCTCGGCGCGTTGTTCGCCATCTGCGCAAAGGAGATACAACGCGACTGCGGCGGCGAGTTCGCTCTTTCCTTGCTTCTTGGGTACTTCGATATGCGCCGTGTTGAATTGCCGTGTGCCATCAGCTTTTACGATGCCGAATAAATCCCGGGTTATGGTTTCCTGCCACAGCAGCAGCTTAAACGGTTTTCCCGACCATTCGCCTTTGGTATGGCACAGGCTTTCGATGAACATCACGGCACGGTCGGCTTTGTCCGCATCGTAGCGGGATGTGTCGAGCATGAAATTGGTGGGCTTGTATTTGAATGCGGACATCAGCCGTCCCCCTTTCGATGCAAATAAAAAAGCCTCCCGATTGGAAGCTGTGATAAAATATTTCATTGTGGTTCGTGTTAAAATCGCATATAATAAAGCTACAGAGCAAAATACATTGTGTATAAAAAAAATTTTCACCTAGAGCGAGGTACCTACTTATGAGCAAAGGCATTGTTTACATCTTGACCAACCCCTGTCTTGATGGGTGGGTCAAAATTGGAAAAACGGACAGAAGCAATATTAGCGGGCGTCTTTCGGAGTTAAACGCTCCGTCCAATATTCCGCTGTCATATCGCGCCTATGCTTTATATCACGTTGAAAATCCCGCCGCAGTGGAAGAATCCATTCATGCTATTTTCGACCATATCGACGCAAACCTCCATGCGCGAGAAGAGGTCAATGGGCGTATCAGAGAACGGGAGTTTTTCAAGGTTTCGCCCGAAGCCGCTCATAGCGTATTCGTGGAGATAGCGAAGCTGCGCGGTGACCGGGAGCATCTGGAATTAGTCACCCTTACGGGAGAACAGCAAGAAGAAGAAGAACTGCAAGGGAGAGCAACACCATTCCGTTTCAACATGGTGGATATTCCACCAGGCGCGGAACTTGAATATACTGATAATGCCGACATTCTTTGCACTGTTGTTGACAACAGAAACGTGTGCTATGATGGTGTTTCCTATTCTATTTCCGGATTGGTTCAAAAATTAAAAGGATGCTCATATATGCCTCAAGGCACTCTATATTTCAAATACGAAGGCGAAACCCTTGACGAACGCCGTAAGCGGATGGTTGGAGACCGACGTTAAAAAAGCCCACTCAGGCTTTCTTAATATATCTATGTCTACGAGGGACAGACCCTTGCGGGTAGCTGTCTTCGGTTGTTTTCGTGGTTATGGTCTGTGTGTTCGAGTCTCGGCTCTTCGCCGTCCCAATGCAGGACGTAGCGTGTTTCCCTGCCGTTCGCAAGCCTCACGACCCAGCGTGTTTCTCCGTTCTCAAAAGCCGTGTACTTCCGTGTTACCGTCGCCCCTTCGGGTAATTGCGCGATTGCGTTTTCCCATTGTTTGTCGTTCATGCCGCTCCCTCCCTTAAAGTGTGATGATTCCCTTAAAGCCTTTTGCGTATTCTTGAAAGCCCTCGGCTTTGAATTTGTTTGCGAGGCTGTTTTGCATTACCGCCCAAAGGTTGATGTCGCCTTCTTCCGTGTGGCCGATGCCTATCACCTTGTATTTCCCGATGTTTTGAGGCTGATATGCAAGGTCGATGGCAGCGTTTAGGTTCTTGAATATGCTTGCGTAGGCTGGGCCTGTGTAGCGTTTGAATTCTTGGTTCGTCATGTTTTTGTCCTCCGTTTTCCTTGATTTTGCGGGGTTTCCCGCCCTTCGTTATGACCATATTGCCGCATAAACATAGTTATAGCAAGGCAATTACGCGATAAAAATTGATAACAAATTGTGTACAAAATTCTTTATTTTAGGGATTTTGTACACAGTACACAGGCTATATTAGGTCATCCTCGATGTCGGCGGGAAGTCGCCGGTCAATATGAAAGCACCGTATTCGTTTGTGCGGGTGAAGATGAAGTCGGCGAAAGCGTTACAACCAAGTTCCAGCGCAATTTCGAACGCCGCCTTTTTGTCAAACATATTCGTGCGCGCGGTAGCCGCCACCATCCTCGCCTCTGGCCGTATCCTGTCAGCTTTGCTTTCGACTTTGCGGATTCGGTATGCCCGATGATGTCATTAAGCGTAGAGCCGTTATCCTAATCGATCATCAGGTTCAGCATATCGTCCACCCCCACCACCGTGCCTTGCGTACCCCGCCGGGATGGGCGAGTATTCATCGTCCATCCCGCTCGGCAGTTCAACCCTCGTGCCTTCGGGGTACTTGGCTCTGGCGGCTTCAAGCTGTGCTTTATTCGGCATTTTCATTTTCGCTTACCTCCGTAATTTCGGCTTTTTTGCCATGCTTGGCTTGCCACTTTGCTTTGCTTTCAGGTGTGGCGAAAGCGGAATCGCCCGTCAGGTTCCGCAGGAGATGTTTTCTCGTCCATTTGTTATCGGCGTCGTTCATACCGATTTTCACCAAGAAGGTGCGGAAGGCGAATTTCTCGTTTGTGGCCGCCGTGTCCTTGGCTGTGACGCGCTTTGCCGTTTTACTGAACTTGCAAGCCGCCGCAGGAAATGCACTCCAAGCCTTGACCGTGTCGGCATCCGCGCCGAAGCGAAGCCAATTGAACCCAACCTTACCTTCACCGCCGTCAAACTCAATCGGCAGTTCGCCGAAGCCGTCCTCGCCGAGAGCCGCCTTGATGAGCGTCGCCTTGCTTTCAATGAGGGCGCGGAGGATATCCTCTTTGATGTTCGTGGCGGGCAGTTCAATCGTTATCATGGTCGGGACATCGCTTTCCTGCATCCCGTCTTCGGGAGAGCAGACCGCCTCGCCTGTGCCTTTGATGTACTCGCCGTTTTCGTCATATTCGCCGCCGTGGTCGTTTGTGACTGTCGCGGCAAAGGTCCCGTCAAGGTTGCGCCAGCGGTCGTCACAGCATTCCATCTGTGGAGTGCTGTGCAGGCGTTCCCAATGCTCGCCCTCGCCCGCGTTTTCGTTGAGTGCCTCGACAAGGGTGGTCATGATGCCTTTGCGCTTGGGTTCGACATCGGAGGCTTCCTCGGCTTCTGTTTCGAGCGTTGGGCGTTCAAATTCGTACCCTGCCTGTTCCAAGCCGTCAAAAACCTTGCTCATCGTTTCGGCATCGGTGCGCTCGTCCCAAATGACCGTGCAGTCCTGCGCGATTGTGATGTTCATCACCACGTAGCTGAACCTGAACCGCTCGCCCTCGATGACGTTGCCGCCCGCTCCCGCGTAGACCGGCGCGACGCCGACCAACTCGCCGATTTTGTAGGTGAGGTCTTTTCTGCCTTGCTGCCCTTCGGTGTTGATTTGTACTTTGTTCATGTTCGTTTCCTCCGTTTTTCCTTGAATTCCGCGGGCTTATTCCCTTGCGGTAACACCATATTTGCGTACACCACGGTATATAGCAAGGCAATTCTGTACAATAAATCAAACAAACATAAGGAAAAACAGCGGCTAATAACTGTGCGTATTACACAGGAGTTTCCCCGCTTTGTTCAGCGATGCCGCGAAGCACCCAAAGGTCGCAGGGTACCGCCAGCGAATTTCCGATGGCTTTGTAGGCATTTGAATCAGTGTATGGGTTTTTGAGCCATTTTCGGATTTGATTGTCTGTTTTGGTCTTGCCCAGTTCCAGCCAAACCGACCGCCAGTATTCAATATCCCCATCTGTCGGCTCGGCGATATGGATATCATCAAGCCAAAAATCGGGCAGACCCTGTAATCTTAAGCATTCAAGCGGCGTAACGGTTCTCAATGACCATGCTCTCGGAGCCGCCGCCGTTGTTGCCGCCTTTGGCTCTGAGCGAGGCGGCCGTTTCGCTCTTGCGATGGCCTCCATATCGGTATTCTTCGACGGCGACACGCTCCACCACGGCTTTATCCTCGCCGATGTCATAATTGCGGATACCCTTATAATCGGAAGCACATATCGCACCCACGTTTTCTTGATACGCTACGATGTGCTTTTCCACGGTGTTGAGCGTGAAGCGTCTGTGATTGTTCGCTCCATGCCTTTTTGTCAATGCGTTTCAATGCACCTGGTTCAAAGGACATGGCCGTTCCATCACCGTTTACGCTTCCAATGCCCTCCGCAGCACTTCCGGCAGCACTTTGCCCCTTGAGGTAACCCGGCGTAAAATCCCGTCCTTCGCCTTCCGGCTCAGATAGAATCTCAGCGGCGCGTTCGCTTGCAAAATCGACGACAAGGAACATACGGCGGCGGCGTTGGGCGACTCCGAATTTGGAGGCGCAAAGCGTCCGCCAAGCGAGGGAATAACTGCCACAGGTGCTACCTGCATTTCCCACGACAGCGCCTGCGGTAAGAAACTTAAATTTTCCTTTTCTGTCCGTAGGCAAAGGAACATCGACGGTTTTATATTTGATTTTGAGCAGTTCATTCAGTACCTCCCGAAAGTCCGACTTGCCCTGTGATTCTGATGAATAAATCCCCGGTACGTTTTCCATGACGGCGTAGCGGGGACGTACGCCGTTCGTGGCTTCGCGCATCTCACAGATGATACGCACAGCTTCATAAAACAGACCCGAAGCATCGTCCAAGCCCTGACGCGCTCCGGCGTGTGAAAACGACTGACAGGGTGAGCCGAATTTGATGATATCGACTGGCTCGACCTCGCCGCCTTTCAGCCTGTGTATGTCGCCGTATTGCTTCACATCGGGAAACCGCGCCGCCACAACACCAAGCGGGGGTACGCTTCGATTTCACAACAAAAAAACGGGCTTTATGCCCGCTTCCAATGCCGCCAAATCAAAACCGCCTATCCCGGCGAAGAGTGAGCCAAATTTTAGTTGTTTATCCATCGCCGACCACCTCCGCATATGTCAGTGTTTTGCCGTCCCGCTCGATGCTCACATTATCCGCGCCGTATTCGGCGACAAAGCGCTTAATCGACGCCGAAGCGTATTTTTCATCCAACTCCACGGCGTAGCAAGCGCGGTTAAGCTGTTCGCACACCATGCCCGTTGAGAAACTGCCGCTGAATACGTCAAGCACGATGCCGTTTGCCGCCGATGAGTTTTTTATCGGGTATGCCAGCAAATCAAGCGGTTTCATGGTTGGGTGGATGTCGTTTTTCTTCGGCTTGTCGAATTGCCATATCGTGGTCTCAGCACGTCCGGCGTACCATTTGTGTTTGCCTTTGGCTTTCCAGCCAAAAAGGATAGGCTCGTTCTTCCATTGGTACGGGCTTCTGCCCAGCACCAGCGACGGCTTGAGCCATTGGCAAACGCCGGACAGTTTGAATCCTGCCTCGCGGAATGCCCGCTTGAACCACTCGCCATTGGTGTCAGAGTGGAACACATACGCGCTGGCTTCATCATCCATAGCGGATTTCACATTTTTGAAAACGGTGAGCAGGAATTTATAAAACTCCTCGCCGCGCAGCTCGTCGTTTTTGATTTTTCCGGCTTTGGATTCATAACTCACGCCGTATGGAAAATCGGTCAACAGCAGATTCGCCTTTTTGCCGTCCATGAGCCTCTGAATGTCCTCGGTATTGGTGCTGTCCCCGCAGAGCAGACGATGATTGCGAAGCCGCCATAAATCTCCAAACATAACGAAAGGCGGCTCGGCGGCCGCCTTGTCGATGTCGATGTCGAAGTCATCGTCTTTGATTTCCGTTGGCGTGTTTTCCGAGAACAGTTTTTCCAACTCGTCCATCGAAAAGCCTGTTAATTCCGTATCAAAGCCTGCGCCTTTGAGGAAGTCAAACTCACCGAGCAATAACTCCGAGTCAAAGCCTGTGTTCATGGTCAGCTTGTTATGCGCCAAAATATATGTGCGGTGCTGTGCTTCGTTCATATGCGAGAGGCGGATACATGGAATTTCCGTATACCCTAATTCCTTGACTGCAAGAAGCCGTCCGTGGTCTTCGATTATTTCGTTGTCCTCGGATATGGCTATCGGGTCATTGAAGCCGTATTCCTCTATGCTGTTCTTGATTTGCGCTATCTGCTCTTTTGGATGCAGCTTGGCGTTATTCAGAAACGGCTTTATATCTGAAATCCTTATATTCTCGACTTTCAGCATTATTCACTCACCACCTTCTCAATCGGCACATCCGGGTATTCTCTGCGGAAACGCTCCACGGCGATGTCGCAATATAAAAGTACGCTCAACAACCCAACGCTTGGGTAAAACAGCGAATGTATGCAATTCGCTCCGCTTCACAACCTTAACATTCGCACCGAGAATATTGCGAACAGATTCCGCAAACGGCTTGCCTGTATAGCCGCCGTCAACAAGAACATTTTGGACATTTGACAAATCGTCGCGGTAATTCTGGAACATTTCAATTGCCCCGGCGCGGTCGTTTATGTTGGCTGTTGTGATATGAATCGCGTGCGGCAAGCCGTTTGTGTCAACCGCGATATGACGTTTAATGCCGCTGATTTTTTTGCCCGCATCATACCCTTTTTCTTCGGCGGAACTTGCATTTTGTACGCTTTGCGAATCAACGATGCAAAAAC